TATTTTTACTATAAAAGTGTGTTTACCTATAAAACGGTAAGATCGAAAATATGCCGCAAGGGTTGAAGAGTGACGAATATTATAACGATATAGTCGAAGTGTTTAATCTAGAAGATGATCCTACATTCGCTGAAATGGTGATGGAAGAAGCTAAAGCTCATGATGACAGTCCAATATGGGGTATGATAAGAGAGGGCGATTATGAAGGTGTGGTAGGGTGGATGTATAGAGATGAAGCAGATATACCTGGACATGTGTTTGACGAGTTCCTTAGAGATGAGATTGAGCAAAATAGAGATATTGATGAAGAAGAAGAACCTGATCATGTTGTTCCGGATGAACCATATGAAGCAGATAAATCTTTCAATACAGGTGCTGAATATGCAGGGTCTTTGCAGATAGTAGAATCCGAGAATGAAAAAGTTTATGTTCCTTCATCGTATTACTGTCATACTAAAGTGTTCAATAAATTTTTGGAACTTCAAGGTAGAGGAAAAGATGTTATACCACTAGAAGCTGGAGGGATAAATCCATATGCAATGACTAAGACTGCTTTCCTTAATCATGTTGTAAAATACATGTTCAAATGCGATTGTATAACTGTGGACGGTGAAAAAAAATGCAAAGCTGAATGTTACATAAAAAAGAGGAAAGCTTATGAAGATAAAAAAAATGGAAATGATTTCTACAGAGAGAATTCCGTTACAACACCTGAAGATACAAGTAACCCAGAAAATTATTGTAAACCATCCATCTGTAGAGTATGGTGGGATAAAAATAAAGTAAATGTTAAACCTATCAATAAAGCTGCTCAATCTCATCCAAAAATGTGCATCGGTTTAATAGCCATCAAAGGAACAGACAAATGCCATGCAATTCTCATCAAAGATTACCATGACCTAACTCAAGATGATATAATAATTCATTTGTCTAAAACTAAGGAGCTATTCGCAGGATTTAAAAAATTCAAACAATATAGATACCGCGATCCAAAACCATACGCAGTCTCATGGGATATCGAAACTTGGGTGCATGTAGTAAATCATACGTGCTGCAGATGCAAAATGATTAAAAAAATGGAAGAGATGGGGAAGAAGTCAAGGACTAAAAAAGAATGCACATGCAAGTATATGTATAAGCTAAATGTCGCTGCAATCGGATATGAAATAATCAATATCGTAGAGCGCAAAGTAATACAACCATGCAAAATAGTATTCGATTTCAAAATAAAAGAGGATGATGAAGTAACTTTGTTTGACAAATTTTTCCTTCAGTTACATGAAGATTGTCGGAAACTAAATATAAATGATGCAACTTTATACGCGCACAATGCTGGTAAATTTGATAACATATTTGCAAAAAAATCCAAAGTAATCAAGTTCGACAATGAAATCTCCAACGGTAATCACATAAAATCAATGAACTTGGTAGTAGATGAAAAAGATTACAAATTAAAACTATCAATGCGTGATACCCTTCCATTCACCCTACAATCACTAAAAGATGCTTGTGCAACATTCAAAACTGAGATATGTAAGGAGGAGTTCGATATCATAAATAAATCTAGAAAGTGGTATTGCATGAACAGAGATAAAGACGTGCATAAACGAGTGATGGAAAATGATGATTTAATAAATGAGTACATCCATGATTATTTAGATATACATATGAAATGCAATTATCAGACTGAAGTACAAGCACTAGGAAATGGAAAATTTACATGCAAAGAAGAATTCGCAGATGCAGGTAAAAAAGCCAAAGAAGATGAATTAGAGGATATAAAAACTTTCAAGGATTGGGCTAAGTATTTAACATATGATGTCCGATCGCTAACCAATCTCATTTTCAATGTTGATGCTATGTACAATGATTTCGGATTCTCTATCACTAACTATGTAGGTTTGCCTGGTATTGCTATGGATATGATGAACTCCTATTGCTACAACTTATCAAAATTATATGTTCCGTCCGATCCGTCAATGGTGGAACTATGTCATGCAAGTATTAAAGGTGGTAGAGTACTTCATTTCAAAGATAGATGGGATTCCCCAATAAAAAAAGATGTTAAATGGGATGATGATGCAAAGAACTACAAAAATATCATAAACCATGAAATAACACAGGATATATACGAAGATTACCTGATTTGCATAGATATGAATTCCCTTTACCCTTCCGCGATGTTCGCGTGCGGGTTTCCTGTTGGTAAGCCTGAGTTAGTTCCTAAAGATAAGCTAGAAGATTTCAATAAGTATCCTCACTACCTCGGTGAATTCGAAGTGACAATACCAAACATTCGATATCCTATTCATCCATATAAATCAGATAAAGGAGCTTTGCTATATCCTAGCAATCAAACAGTGATCGATGTGTACAATGATGTGGATGTAAGAGAAATGATGAAAGATGGATACAAAGTAAAAATGAGAAAAGGTATCTATTGGAAGAAGTCTGCCAAAATATTCTCCGAGCTTATCAGTATGATATTCGATACCCGTAACAAATACAAATCCCTCAATCCTGATGATCCTGATTATAACAAAGAATATATCTGCAAGATTCTTATGAATGCTATGTTTGGAAAATACAATGAAACAATAAAATCTCTAGTTAGATTCTTCACAGGTGATGAAGAGGAGATGAAAAAGAATATAGATAAAAAATCAAGAGTAACTAAAATGGAAAATGGTCAGTACCGCATATCAGAAACTTTGAAGACTCCAAGAATATCAAAACCTACCTATATTGCTGGATATGTAACCGCTTACTCTAGAGCTATATGTAATGAGATATTTAGAGCAGTGGGACCTGAAAAAATATTCTACTCAGATACCGACAGTCTTTATATGAGATTTTCTGACTTCAATAACGCCAATCTTAAGTGTTCGAATGGATTATGTGGATTCAAAAATGATTACGGAGATGGTGTGATGATTACCAAAGCGAGATTCCTCGATATTAAAAGATGCTACTTCGAATTCCGTACTAGAGTAGATACAGAATGCTTCGATAAATGGGGAAAGCATAGATTATCATGCAAAGATCCTATAACCAAGGAAGTGAACAAGGGCAATCCATACTATGTGAAGACTTTCAAGTTCAAATACACAGGAATTAACTTCAAAGATATTGTATCTTCATCAGTGCTAGAGCCTGATAACAAATTATATTCCACGGAAAAATCCTATGAGGTATACAATAAAATAATGGAGAACACATCAAAGGTCGTCGATAAATTCATAGAGAATAATAAAAAGAATGTAGGTAAGAAGACTCAAGAATATGATAACATCCAATTTATTATGAAAAGATTTAAAAAGGATGGTCATAGCGTGACTATTAATTTATCGGAATTCGCTTTTTCAGTAGCTAGAGAAAAAAGAGGTCAGTGGATAAACCCCTGCTCGGGTTTACGGAGCTATGAAGATGGTAAATGTAAAAAATGTAGCCTTCCGCAGGAATTGTGCGAGCTGCAACCAGCTCAATTTTATGCATTGGGATATGATTTAAATAAACCATCCGCAGAACTAAATAAAACAGGAGCTATCGGCGATCTTGTTAAAAAATTCAGCAAATATACTAAATGTAACTATGGGTTCATGACTGTTAAAGATAGAAAATTTTTAAAGTCTAGAAGACCGCTGTTTTACAACATAAGGATGCACATAGAACTCATCAAGGAGAAATCCGAGAAGTATCCAAAAAGAATAACATCCACAAATGAATATATCATAGAGTACAACAAATCAAGCAGCAAAAGCGAATACGTACAAAAAATATTTGATGAATACTTAAAATACACAGAAGATGTTAAAGCAAGTAAAATAGAATTCTCTTCAGCAACAAATGGAAAATACTGCTCATTCCTAAACGGGTTAATGAATGTGTACATCGATGCAGAACTAAAAAAGAAAGTAAACGCTCTGATTAACAACGATGTGATAATAGATAGAAATAAACAATTCGATACCGATTACTACATAGAATTCTATGATGAGATCACGGATACTATAAAATATGACAACTATCAGCCAAATAAAATGGAAACTAAGCAAGGATATAGAATCTTGAATAAGATGAAAAAATACGCCAAAGAAGATCAGCCTGATGGAACAAGATTTATTCCAGAATACTTCATCCCAAATTTCATAAACGTGAAGGGTAGAGCAGAAAATGTAAATACAGACAAATTATTCCCTGTGATGATGCTATCTACAAGATTTAATAAAGATTTAGGAAATAACAACCTAGATAACTGGCAAACATTATTAATAGTAAACAATGTTATTTAATTAATTAATTAATACCAAGTAATTATTTTTTTATATTCTTGTTTCCCTTACTAAAACAGCATGACTGAAAGAACTTATAGAGTGTATATGATTAAGTGCAAAGCCACTAATGAAGTCTACATTGGTAGAACTGATAGTGATAACGAAAAGTACAATCCAATCTCGGTTCTATATAAAAGATACAAGCAGGACAAATCAAAGTACACGAAGCTTGGAGAAGCTATTGAGAAAAATAAATTCAATAACTTTGTCTTCACAATTGTAAAGTCCGGACTGAGCAATGATGAATCAAATGATCTCGTTGATTCGTCAAGATGTAAAGTAAAAGATAGATCATTGCACGATGAGCCTGAAGACAAGTCTGAGCTCTTCAAGGATGAAATGTGCCTGTTCGAATAAATAATAATTTAATAAAGATATGCAAATAAAAATGGATTATATAGTGATATTTTTTATATTATTCACGGTGTACATACTATACGATATGTTCAAGTTCTTGATATTTTTATCAATATATACCAGGCGAAGGTACAAGCAATCTCCCCCATTAATTTAATTATAATAATGTTTAGTTCGCATAAAATGGCATGCGAGAAGATGATGGCGAGGATGAATATAAATAAGCAAGAGAAATTTTATGATGTGTATATGATAAAAAAGAGAACCAATGGAAAAATTTTTATCGGTAAGACTAAAGAAATTTTGAGCTCCGACGACCAATGCTCCTTTAACCCAATCTCCAACATGTACAGAAAATTCTCCACTGAGACGTACACGAAATACCCAAAGCTGCGCTATGAGATGTATAAATGTAACGTAGGATTATTTTCATTTACTATGATTGCCGAGGGGGTGACAAAAAAAGAAGCTCAGGAATGGATGGAGAAATCAGATAAGGTATTCGGAGATGATTCGATGAACGATAAAAAAGAATCTGCTCCACAAAAGAAGCGTCCAAGAGGTGATATCTTTGATAAAGAGTTAGACCTATTAGGCCTATAAACGGGAGCGAATGCGCCGCTCCACCACGCGTGATGAAACTGAGCGAGCAGTTTCTAGATCATTTTTTTTTGCGCGTGATTAAACTGAGCGAGCAGTTTAGCGTGATTAAACTGAGCGAGCAGTTTCGCGTGATGGAACGGCGCTTGCGTTCCGCGTTTATTAATTTTTTGTCTAGCATTTTATTATATTGTAAAATGTGTGATAAAAATACAAGTAATGAATCAAATATTCCTATACAGTATGATATTGCCAATCTCGGCGCTGGCGAGCCTATCTATTTTGGAAGTACTTCTTCGGGTAACACAACGACATTCGATCTTAAATCACTCGTTGCCGGGGCAAATGTTACACTTACACATACCGATGATGAAATCACGATAACTTCTGCAGGATCGCTGGCGTTGTCCATTATGTACAACTATTTACAAATAACGACCTACAACTTGGATAATTTCGGGAGCTTCACAGGGTACACGACTGATCCACAGCCGGGAGTGAGCATTGTCGGAAATATTTTAACACTAACGCCTGGGGTAAGGCAAATGGAGGCAACCATCATACCGATAACTGCCTATGATCCGAATGGCCTGGCGGTGCAGTTGATTTTGAAAATGTATCCGAATACGGTATTGAACTACACGGAAAATTATTTCATGGGCTGTGATACCTCTGGCAACTTATACAAATTGGCAGGAATTGCTCATACGGAAACGCTTGTAACAAATTACGATGGGACGGCAATCAACTTCCCAAATTTAGTGGCGATGGCCATGAACATGAACGATAATATTTTATACTATACTCTAAGCACTGCTCCGACAACGGTCAGGGCATATAATTTTGCAACAAAGGCCGATACCTCATTTTTCATCGGAGTACCACCGGTTACAGTCAGGTATTTATCCTATGACAACGTAAATAACGTTTTGTACTTGACAAGCGCGACAGACGGTCAGGGATTTTTAGCGATCACGATCAATTATGGAGGCGGATATGGGTTCTACAATACCATACCCCAACCATTTACATCGGTTGGATGTACAAAAGTATCGATGACCATCCAAGAAAATATCGGAACCATATCATATGCGATCATACCGGCTGCAGCTAATGCTCAAATCCTACAATGTTATAGAGGAAATAGTGTGACCGCTATCGCTAGTAGTTTCCCACCGGTAGGAGGTCTAGCAAATGTTTACCTGACCACGAGTAACAACGGCCGGACATATTTCTTCGGTAGTATAAATAAAACTTTTTACAGCACTCGCTTGAATGGCAATTCCAACCTCGAATGGGTATCTGCCCGGGATTTTGTTGCACTTTGCAGACTTCCATATGGTATGTAATAATATAAAACTATTTATTTTTTTATTTATGTTGCGCATAATGAAACTATGATTGAATCAATTAGTTATAATTGGGATGATATATTAAAAAACAATCCTAGAATAGTAGAGTACCCAAGTATGGATATTAAAATAATAAAATATGATAACGAAAAAATAAAATGTAATATGTTTTGTACGGAAGTTCCATTGAAAAGATTTTACTGCACTTGCGAATACAAAGGCCCAGGCTCGTTTCCATATGAGAATTATTTAGAGCTTATTAGAGAAAGCACTCCTTCTAATATCATTTACCGCCTTAAAACAGAATCACGCGATAGAGATGTATCAGCCGACTATTCAATAGATAAAAATGAAATAGATTTCCAAATTACAGTTCTAACTAATGAGTATTACGCTGACGATAGAGATTTGTATTGTGAAATAGCAGAAAAAAGCCCTGGAGTAGCAATAATAGGTATTAACCCGCCATGTAATGTTAAAAGCGCAAGGAACGGCTAGAAACTGCTCGCTCAGTTTCATCACGCGTGGTGGAGCGGCGCATTCGCTCCCGTTCCATCGATCATTTTTTTATTATCTTTATATTTTTTTACGCGTGATGAAACTGAGCGAGCAGTTTCTGGATCTAGCCGTTCCTATTCGGTGAGAAGTTCAATTTTATTATCGTATACCAAATAGTTCGGGTATGAGTTATTTAACATACACCATCTACTAGGTGCTGCTGACACTTCTTCGAATTTTTTTCCGGTCATTCCACCGTATCCTACAAACATATTCCTTGCTTGTTTCTTGCCTGCAGCTTGTGGGAATATTATAAACTTCTGACATTCATTCAGCAAGATTCTAGTCTTCTGGTAATTGCACCCCATATGAGTGCAGAAGAATGCGGATGTATTGTAGTGGCGACCTTCCTGTGCAATAATATCTTTTATAGTATCTACCATATTCCTCACTTTTTTATCTGCAATTGTATCGGTATCATCGAATACTACTAGCGAATCCCTAAAGGTGGCGGAATCAATACTGGATAATATTTCTTGGTCTAATGGTATTTGCATATAATCCATACCATCGAATGATTCATCTCCTTCGATTTTGGATATCACGAAGATTGGGTTATCTGGATGAAGAAGCTTATACTCCTTAGCATACTTTTTTACTAGAGTTGATTTGCCCGCACCACTTGGTCCATGGCAATATATTAGCTCACGCTCTTTCTTGAAATCAGGCATGAACATTACTGAGTTTGGAACATCTTTATCAGATAAAGTAAATATATGCTCGTTATCATTTAGGTACTTTGTTTCATTCAAACGGCTTTCCAAGGCCTTTATTATAAGATCTACTTGAGTGTTATCACCAGATAGAAACTTCTTAATCTCATCCTCAGGCAATTCCTTTATCTTATCTACTTTCTTAGGTGTATCTACTAGTTGTACGAATCTCCTTTTACCGTCATTAAATACGGCGATTGGACTGGATCCCTCGTCTAATTTTTTTATAATCTCGAGCCTCATTTTTATTCTTGATCATCCAAATTAGAAAAATAATTTTTACACGAGCTTATGCAAAAATCTTATCTCATAAAACAGGTGCATTATAATTATTTATTTTATTTTATTTTACAGTGGTAAAAATGAGCAATATCGAAGAACTCGAAGCGAAAATCAAAGCGTTGAAGGAGGCAAAAGCCGGGATAGTATCTAGCTCGGACGTTGTATCTGATGTTGTTAGCGGTGAGGAAGTAAGGGATGATCTAAGTAATAAAGTAAGGAATTTGATTAAGGAACTCTCTAAAGAGGGTGACTACAGATTCGGTGTATTTGTAGGAAACGCTGGAGGAAAGAGAAAACTGATCCAATGCCCTCACTGCAATGAAAAGATGGTAGTCGCAGGTGTAAAAGCAAATAGAACACATAAAGCCGGTGAACCAACTCAAAACCAAAAAGATTGGATGGAGTATGTCAGGTTAGTAGGTCTAATGCCTGATAACACCACAAAGGGTAGGAAGAAGCATATGAAACTCGCAAGCGAACTCAAAAAGAAAGGTGTTACACTCGAAGAACTGAGGAAAATTTAATAGTAAGCGTGCTAGATTTCATTATTTATTTTTTATTTATTACTGGCTTAAATAAATGAGCTTATCTGCAATCCCGCTAAAAAAGGTCAAAGTTACTGACCCTCGAGTGGATTTTGATGAATCGGGAGTCTTCGTGATAACCGATTCAGCCGCATTAATCACATATGAAAAAGTACCCGCAACAAATTTCTCAGGGAATGTCTTGAAATTCGCACAACCAATCTCCCCATCGATGGCGCTATCTACTAAAATGTTTGTGAGCTGCCAGTTCGAAGTTACTCTATCCGGAGTTCCAGACCCTGGAACTACTTTATATCAACTTGCACATGATGCGCCGCGTTTCATGCCGTTGGCCAGTATCACTGATAACGCTGTACTTATGTTGAACGGTATTTCTACCACATTACAAACAAACTACTTCGTCGATGCTCTCATGAGGTACCATACTAACTTTGAGCAAATCGCAAAAGATTTATCAACCTGCCCATCTATGTTCGATTACTACCAACAATACAGCGATTACCTGCAATATGGTTCAGGTCTCAATGCTTTAGGTCAAATCGGTGAAGCTGGTCCTGGTATCGAACCTCGTGGAGGATTTCCATTAACCATTGATGCTACTAATCCTAATTCTGTAAAAATAACCTTTGTCACGTTCGAGCCAGTTATAATCCCGCCCTTAGTGTGGACGAAGGAAAATGGCAAATCCTTGATCGGAATCAAACTACTGGATCTTACCTACAATCTTGGAGATTTCTCAAGAGTATGGTCTAGGGCAGAAACTAACTCCACCCCTGTAATTGTTAGCGCCAGGATCAGCAATACTCCAGAGTTACACTACATCTTACAAACCCCAAAGATGACAGACAAAATACCAAGAATTAACTTATACCCATTTACTAATATCCAGCCACAATCCCAAGACTTCGGACTTGTACAACCTGGTCAAGTCATTCCCTTTTCATTCAATTCACAACAGCTACCTGGAGTTCCAAGCAAAATCTATTTATTCGGTAGAAACAGAGACAGAACGCCTTTCACTACAGACACATATTTCAGGTTAGAGCAGATCTCACAATTCCAATTCGATGGATTCAATGGAACATTCAGCAATGCATCTCCACAACAACTGTATCAAATCTGTGCTGAGAACGGATATGAAGGGTCTTTCAGCGATTGGTATAAATACTCAGGATCGGTTATGTGTGTTGATATGAGCAAGGATATCCCTTCATTGGAATACTCAGCTGTTGGATTGGCTAAAAATATTAACTTCCAAGTTGCTGGGTTGATGCGAAACATTTCATCAGTTCCTATTAATTTGACTGTATATGTTGTCATTTGTTATGATGGATTATTTAGCGTTAACCAAGATGGGGCAACTATTTACCAAATCAACTTGCTCTCACCTAATGATGTTATTTCATCTAAAGACGTTCAAAGACTGCCATACCATGCTATTCAAAACTGGGCCACTGAAGGAGGTTCCCTTGTAAGCTCATTAGCTAAAGTTCCAGGGTTTGCGAAGAAGTTTGTCAAATCTGCTATAGGAAAATACGAAAGCTTACCAGAGGAAGATAAAAAAATGATCAACCAAGGTGTTATCGATGCTGTTGGCGTCGCTAGTCCTGGTTTAGCAAAAGTTGTATCTGATTTCGGACCTGAAGCTTACAAAGTAGCCAAAAAATTGGTTGGGATGGGCTTTAGTGAAAATGCCATATATCAGATATTATCCAAAAATGCTAGTAAAGGTGGTAAAAAGATTACCAAAGCACAATTGAAGGCTATTACGAAGGGATAATTATTATTAAATTATTTTTTTCAGTAAAAATGAGTATTAACCAGCTCACGAATCAATCAAGAAAAAAGTGGTTGTCGGCAAATATCGGCGGGGTGGACGTTGATGGACAATTAACATACGATACAGCAAATATGGCTCCAGGAGATAGTTTAGTGCTAAACGCATCACACGTTGCTAAGTGGATACCGGTATCTGCACTAGCTCTAGGTAGCGTGTACACTGGTAGGCTCAAAACAGTCACTCTAAATAACGCAACCTACACATACCAAATCTCGAGCGTTAACCCTTTTCCTGCAGTTTACACTTTGGTGGATAATAGCAAAATAACTGTGAATAAGGACGGGGTTTATTCTGTGATGTGCTTGACATTCGCGACAGACACCACTAGTACTACAGCTATTGAGATCGCAAAAAATGGTGTAGGCATAGCCGCTACTAGACAAGCTAACTCGCCAACTGCAGTATTGGGATACAACAAACAAAACTGTTTCACATACTACACTCTCCCATTACTAGCCGGGGACTATATAACTATCATCGCGAACTCGCCATCAGGCGCTAACTATACCACCTTCGTCAGCGGATCATTTGTTGTAGTTTCTCAGATCCAATAGGAACGCAAGCGCCGTTCCATCACGCGGAACGCAAGCGCCGTTCCATCACGCGTGAAACGGATCTAGCAGTTTCGAGGAGTTTTTATTTTTTTATTTATGTAGAGCATAAAGAAACCGAACGAGCAGAATGAGCGATCCGGAGGCTGATACTATTATATTCAATATAAATAAATCGAACACCACTGCGAAGAGTGCAACATCCAGATTTTTCCAAATCAGAAATCAAAACATCATCAACAAAATAGAGGACTATTATGTGAGAGTGCTGGAGGCTAAAGTACCGATCACCGAAATACCATTTTTCATAATGGCGGCGGATACATATTCAGTTACTATAAATAATGTTAGGGTATTCTTAATCCCTCCACCGAATTCAAGCCTGGCCTATGTAGGATATGTATACTACTTCCAGCAATTCCTAGATTCCTTGAACCAAGCCTTATTTGCTGCGCACAACGCAAATGGTTATACAACCGCCAGTCCTCCTTACTTCTACTATGACAGCTCGCAAGAATATCTTAAGATGGTAGTCGATTACCAGTATTTCACTTTGAATGGAGGCGGACCTGTAGAAATATTTTTCAATAACTACCTGCTTTATAAATTACCGGGATTCTACAACACCTACAATGAATTCGCAGTCAATGGGCAAGATTACCAAATAATATATGGGGTATATGGAACTAATTATTTTGCAGCAGGTATCTCAGATAGTATTAACTATCCATGCGTTGTCATCACATCTCAATCGAAATTTGTTGCAGATCTATTAGAATTCCAATCGATCATCATAACAACCCAGGCTATTCCAATCAACGACCAGCCAGTTTCGAGTCCTGATGGGGTAAATAAAACATTGAGGATACTAAGCACAATCCCTATTTCCTTCAACAACGTATCCAAAACTAGGTACATCACATATGATCAGATATATCCTAAGTGGTTGAAAACGACTGGATACGGCCCGATCAAAATAATAGATGTTGAACTATTTTTCGTAGGGGACGACTTTACCGTATTTCCTATGACTCTATTGCCTAGCGAGAATCTAACCATGAGGCTTGAATTTGCTAGAACGAATCTTGTCGAGAATTACAAGGATTAAAAAATATATTATAATTTTTTATGATTACAAAAATGACATCTCCAGTTACTAGAGAAATAAAGGATGTTGACTTGTTCGTTAACTCAGCGAACCGGGATATGTTGCTCAGCGCCTCTTCCACTGATTTCAGAATAAACATAACCAACCCTATAAACGCAAAAATACTTTTGTGCGGATTGAAGAGTGTTACTTTTCCGAACGGGGTATATAATGTATTGAATGGAGATTTCCAAATAACTGATAGCGGTGGTATAAAAAATATTAGCATCACTCCAGGAAATTACACAGCAACCACCTTAGCAACAGCACTCCAAACACAACTCAACGCGCTAGCAGTAGATACTTATACCGTTGTGGCTATTGGCGGTAAATTTGTATTCACTAGCACATTCGCTGGATTTACCATAAACCCTGGAGCTCTACTAAATTCATTCCTAGAACATTTAGGTTTCCCGCAAGGAGATTACACCAGCGCAACTATCACCGCGCCTAACGTATACGATCTAAGCGGAATAAAAAACGCATTTATCAAGATAGCCCAAATTTCATCGTTCATTAGGAATTCCTATGATGTGAAGTATAACTTTAAATTCGATCTATCATGCGGATTCGGAGGAGTAATATATTTCTCCAACGAAGGAAAATACTTACAGGAATACAATGTAGAAAAGGACAACTTGATAAAAAATACATTCTTCAATATCCAACTTGTTGATGAATATGGAACTGTAATAGACAACAATGGGCTTGATTGGAACTTCACTCTGAAGCTGACGACTCAGAATCTGAACTCACCATAGATAGGTATGTTATAACTTCATCGTTACTCATTTTTAGCCGTTTGCTTAATTTTTTTATCATCGCTGCAAAATCATCTACATTCATGTAAGAGTATTTTAAATACAACGCACAATACCGTCCGCAGGTAGATACATTAGGATCTAACTTCTGCAACTTGGCATCATTGTAATATATGTTCGATCCGCCATTCATTGCTTTTAGCAATAGGTTTGCTAAATATTTTTTATCTTGTCCGAGCTCTTTATTTATTTTCTTAGGCACGTGCGCAAGCGGATTATCTATTTTACCACCGTATGAATCCAAATAGTTGTAATCCCCATCATCTCTTACTACCATAGTCCAGTGACCAAACATTGGCTCAGACTTATATAGGATAATAGCCGCGTTATCATCAAATTTGTAATCATCCCTATCATCCCTTTTTTCAAATAACTCATCGATATCATCGAAATTTTTTAGATCTTCGTAGACATAGACATTGCATCTCTTGTTCGCTATTTTGAACAAATCCTCAGCCGAAGTTGGTTCAGCAATAAGATCCTCCATTTTATACCGCATAAAAAAATATAATTTAATATTAGCGAAAAGTTTTAGCTTATACGAACGACCGTGAATGAGGACAGTATATTATTTAACTGGCATGAGCTAGAACCTGGATTCGATCCTATGATTCGGAATCTGTTGTTCAGCGGTTCTAATGATAACACAATAACAGGCCAAGCGGCTGATAAAGTCTGCATTGCTACATTAGTTCCGGATACTGGAACGGAGGCGGATATTCCAAGACCTTCACCATCATTTATGAATCTTCCTTGCGCATTATCCCATCTTTGCAAAGACAGCGAAGGATTTTGAGTGGATGTTTCAACGTTGGCGTTAAAATTTACAAAGAACATATAAATACCAGGATCATTTACTACTAACTCCCCATTAATATTCACTGTGATATTCGCGGAAGCAATCACCGGCACCGGGGATAATGGAATCGGTGTATCAGCCCCTACAATAAAATTATACGCGGTAGGAGTGGTCATCATCCTATCTAATGCGAGCGTTAAAACGGTAGTGCTAGGCTCCCACCCGATCACATTCCCAGCCTGTAATACTAGGATATCTCCAGGCTCGGCTAAGTCAATATCTAAATTGAGACGGGAGGCGATATTCAAATTTTGGACTCTTGAGTTTAACCAATCCCTCCATAACGGGTATGTATCACTCTCTTGTATCTGATTAATACTCATTTAGTATGAATAAAAAAATATATAATAAAAATATTATCCAATCTTCACGAACTGGATATTAGTGGTAGGCCTAGTTTGGTCATTTTGATATGATGTACCATATATCGAGAAAGCCTCTTGAATAGTATCTCCAACCGCTAATTGCATCAGATAACTGTTCGTTAACCCAGCACCCGCTAACCCATTTGTTGTTTGTTGCATTGCTAGTACACTTGGATTATACACAACGCTATTTAATAAAGTATTGGATCTCACCCCTCCATTATTTGGGGCATTTCTGGTTATTTTCTTTGTAACCCAGTAAATACCCGCAGTTGTACACGTCAATAGATTTGGAGGCGTCAATGTAAAATTCGAGCTTGGATATCCTGGTACTGCAGTTATATTGAATATCGATGGTATCACTTGATTTCCGCCGGAGTCCAGGTTATAGAAACTCAGTGGTAATGATGGAACAATATGAGGAGGCACGAACTCAGCCACTCCTTCTGATGTGCAGGTCAATATATCCCCAGCTCTCGAATTTGGATTTGTGAGCTTAATATCTCCATCTACTGTCAGATCAAAAGTTTTAGCTATCAACCAGTTCTTACTCCCGCTAGCCGTTAACTGATTTAAACTCATTTTATATGACAATAAAAAAATATAAATATATAATTTATTCACAGGATTTTATGTATTCACGAAATGATTGATCCGTATTTGCGCCCCGCATCATATTCATGAACACAGAAGTCAGTTGTAAGTTTTCCACAGAATGAGGTTTTTCATTATCAATTCTATCAAAAGATATCTTGGCATATATTGATACTTTGCTGCCATTCTTCAGCAATTTATTTGAGTACACGCATCTTCCATTATATTTTTTGTATATGCTAAGGAGATCATTAGGCGTGAGAGTATTCTCATATTCAGGAAACTTATTACTATCCTGCTTTTTTATCATGTTCACTTTGTAGCCGAAATATTTTATCAGTTTACCATCCTCTATCAACTTGGTATTTTTTTTATACTCCCTAAAGTATTTATTTGTGCATTCCTTACAAGTCTCACTTTTACCATTTGCTCTCCTTTTTTTATTTGAGAACTCAGATAAGACCTTGAACGCTCCGCATTTACTACATGTTTGGTATTCCATTTTTACTGGTAAATTCTACCTATAAATAATTAAATATCTCCGCATTAATTCTTTCTATTACTTTAATCGCATCTAATTTAAGGCGCTTGCATAACTTATTGGTGTATTCAAATCCAGAGCCGTATTCTCCATTTCGGAAATAATACCCTTCCAAATACCAATATACATAGCAAAGAATCTTTATGTTATCCGGTTGCTGCTCTATATATTTCCTGTATGGGAAGTATGGGTCATAGCAAAAACCTTTCAGCGCATTAATCGCGTTACTATCAAACTTAATAATCGATTCCACTTGCCTTCGCGTCAATGCAAGACCTCCATTCATATCATGAGATCGGTTCACGATATTTTTCATATACCTATCCTGCTGATTACTCATCTTTACTTTTTTACTCATAAAAC